GCTGGTGATCTAGAGATTAAGGCTATGGGTACAAATAGCCTCATGCAAAAAGAAGTAAGAAGTCAGCGGTTGACGATGTTTCTTCAGACGGCTCAAAACCCAGCTATTGCACCATTTGTTAAGATGTCTAAACTTATTAGCGAACTGGCGTATAGTTTGGATCTTGATCCTGACGAAATCCTTAACGATCCCGAAGAAGCGGCAATAGCCGCACAGATTATAGGAATGCAAAATAATGTTGGACAAGCAACTGGCGAACAGGCTGATCCCCTTAGTCAACAACCCGGAACTGTGGGAACCCCTGAAGGAACACCTACAGAACCTACGGATGTTGGAGTTACAGGCACTGGCGATGGAAACATCGGAACGGGAGCTGTTCCGCAGGCAGGGGAAAGCGAGTTCTCTGGCTAACCTCCTTACATTAAAAGAACAAGTAATTCAAAGACGAAAGGATAATGACGATGGCTAAAAAATTCCCAGACCTTACAGGCGATGGTAAAGTGACTCAAGCAGATGTACTAAAGGGTCGTGGAGTTTTTAATGATGGTGGTGAGGTTGATAATTATATTCAACTTTATCAACAGATGCAAATGTCTTTAGACCAAGCAGAAACAGAAAAAGATAAAAATAAAATTCGTCAAAGATTTGAACAGTCCATACAGGGCTTTGACCAAAGCATTATTGCACAAGCCTTTAAAAAAATGGATGCTATGCGAGACTCAAAAGCTATGGGATCTCTAATGGTTCCTCCAGAGCGCCAAGGCTATGCAAAAGGTGATGTAGTTGTAGATATTTTTGAAGCTCTTGCAAAAAAAGCAGGCGTCAAGAAAAAGAAAGGGATGAAAGACGCAGAAGTAGCAGAAGAAATTATTCGCGTAAACGAAGAGCTTGATCCAAACTATTTAAATAATTTAAATGACGAAGAAGCCGAAGCTCTTTTAGGTCGTTTGTCTCCAAAAGCTCAAGCTCGTATGGGCATGGCAGATGAGCCAATTGAAGACATGGTAGAGATTCTGCGTGGTATGCAACCATCAGAAGTGGCAAAAAACTTAGAACTATTTAACAGCATGGACGAGATTTTTGATTATACATCCTCTCTAAATGCTAGAGATGCTCGTGAGTTTATGGAAAATCTTTCAGATGAAGATATTGAAATCTTTGGTGCTGACATGGGTACTCCACAACTAGGCCCAAGAGAGATGAAGGCAGACGGCGGTACTATGGCTATACTTATGCCAACAGAATATGAAGAGCCGCCTGTTGATACTTATAATAATATTAGCTCAGAAGAAGAAAAACAAGAAGTTGAAAATATGCTTCCAGACGATGAGATGGAAGAAGAGTACGTAGATTACGTAGCTGAAGAAGTATTAGAACCCGAAGAGCAAGAATATTTATTTAAGGTTCTAGATGAAGATCCAAGACTAGAAGGGATCTTAGATAAAGTTTTGCTTAATGCAACAGAATTTGCTGGTTCTGGGGAAGTTGAAGGCCCCGGTACTGGCGTATCAGATTCGATACCCGCAAGGTTATCGGATGGTGAGTTTGTAATCACCAAAAAAGCGACTGACCAAATAGGCGCAGACAATCTCCAGAAAATGATGGACGATGCTGAACGTGCTTATGATGGCGGTCTTATGGGCTATGCAAACGGTGGTGAAGCTGGCACAAACCCTTTCGTAAATCCTGAAGATATATATAAAGTTCCAAAGGATGGAGAAGAGGATATTCAACGCCAAATGCTTTACTCAAGCCGTATGCCTAGCCTAATGAACCGATAAGGCTACCTAGAACTCTAGCCCCTTATCATTATATAACCTTGAGGCCACCTTGTAGTATCAAGACCCTGTGTTAGATAGCGCAATAACACAGCCACCTTGAAGAGACAACAAGCCCCAGAAAGGAGAAGTGACATGAGTGAAGAAGAGCAAGCGAATCCGTACAACGCAAAGAAGTCTTGGCATACAGAAGACGCTGAAACTACTAGCAGTGCAGATTCATTATTTTTTGAGGAACAAGAGGCTACTTCCGAAGACGGAACCCCTCAAGATGAAAAACGTCCTCGTACCAACTATAAGAAAAGGTATGACGATCTAAAAAAACATTATGATACTAAGATCTCTGAGTTTAAACAACGCGAACAAGAACTAGAGGCTATGGCACGATCTGCTCAACCGCAGTATCAACCGCCAAAAAGTGCCGAAGAACTTGAGCGTTTTAAATCAGAGTATCCTGATCTATATGATACTGTCGAAACAGTTGCTCATATGAGAAGCGAAGAGCAAATGAACGCCCTTCAANAAAAGCTATCAGCAATNGAAATGCGTGAGGCNGAAATCTCAAAGCGTGATGCTGAAATAGCTCTTAGAGAGCGACACCCTGACTTTGAAGATATCAGGGGTGATGACAGTTTTCACGAATGGGCTAAGACCCAGCCTGAAGAAATTCAGCGTTGGATCTACAAAAACCCAGATAATGTTGGATTAGCTAGTCGTGCAATAGATCTTTATAAGATGGAAAATAATATTGCTATTAAGAAATCTTCTCGTCCGTCACAACTTTCAAAGTCCAATGCGGCTGANATGGTATCAACAAAGACTACCGGCGTTGAGCCACAGCAAGCCAAGATTTGGACACAACGGGAAATTGCCGCCTTGTCTATGGATGAGTATGATCGTTACGAAGAGGAAATTGATCGTGCCATCGAAGAAGGACGGGTAGCAAGATAAACTTGTCTTTTAGGAGATTTTAATCATGGCTTATAACCAATCAGATCAGTACTTTGAGCCGTCAACAGATACAGATGCAAACTTTGCAAACTCTGTTTCGGGTCAGACCAATTCGTTCTTCCTTCCTGCTGTCTATTCCAAGAAGGTACTTAACTTCTTTCGGAAGTCTTCAGTAGCGGAAGCTATCACTAACACCGACTATGCTGGTGAAATTACTGCCTTTGGCGATACAGTACGTATTATCAAAGAGCCGGTAATCACCGTCTATCAGTACGAGCGTGGTCAGGACGTAACCCAAACTAAGTTGACCGACCAAGAAGTCAGCCTCGTTGTTGATACGGCGAACGCATTCAAGTTCATCGTTGATGATATCGAAACTTCTATGTCTCACGTAAACTTTAAGGAAGTTGCATCATCTTCAGCCGCTTACGCACTGCGTGACGCTTTTGATGAAGGTGTAATTGCCGCTATGTTTGCTGGCGTCCCTGCGTCCTCTCCGAACCACATCCTTGGTTCTGATAGTGCTACTGACTTGGCGGCTGGTACTTTCGACGGTACTGGTAACCTTGACATCGGTTACGCTTCTGGTGAGCATGATCCTATCGACGTTCTTTCACACATGGCGCGTCTGCTTGATGAGCAGAACATTCCAGAAGAAGGTCGTTGGTTCCTTGCTAACCCTGAGTTTTACGAGCAACTGGTACAAAGTAGCTCTAAGCTCTTGAGCGTTGATTTCAATGCAGGCCAAGGCTCCATCCGTAATGGTTTGGTAAGCTCTGGTAAGTTGCGTGGTTTTGATATGTACAAGACCAACAACATTGCAGATACCAGCAACGCGGCTGGTAAGTGTATTGCTGGACACATCTCATCCACCTGTACTGCACAGACCATCGTGAATACAGAAGTGATTCGTGATCCATCAAGTTTTGGTGATATTGTACGCGGCCTCCATGTATATGGTGCTAAAGTACTCCGTCCAGAAGCCCTCGTTTCGGCTTTCTACGGTATCGACTAAAAACAATAGGGGGATGAAATACTCCCCCTTTTCTTTTCTGGAGATTAGTAATGCCACAGATTGGAAGTGAACAACAGCCAATTAGAATGAGTCCTAAAAGAACAACTAAGGTAAGCGGTCAGTACCTTAAACATGAAAACCGTCAAAAATACGAAGACAACTATGATCGTATTTTTAGAAAGAAGGAGAGTGTGAATGGATCACGGTGACAAAAAGAAAATGGGTATGGGCGGTCGCACTAAAGCTATGTATGGCGGCATGAAGCGCGAGAAAAAAATGGGCGGCGGTATGAAGAAGCGTTCTATGTATATGGAAGGCGGTGAAACTCACTCAAGCGCACAGCCTACATACGGAAGCACTGTAGCAGACGCTATGCCAAAAGGAACTGCAAACTAATGACTACTCAAGTTGAAAAACGCGAATACAAGTCTATCCAAGAAAAAGAGCGTATGTGTGCTGAGATGACAGGTAATCAGTTTCCGTATCAAAAAGAAGCGGAGTTAAAGTTTCCTAAAGCTCGTAATGAGCAGGAGAACCCTGATGCAAGTCGCGGCACCTAAAGGCTACCACTGGATGAAAAGTGGTAAGACCTACAAGCTGATGAAAGATCCAGCGGGTGGGTATAAGCCACACAAAGGTGCTTCTAAAAAAGCCAACTTTGAAATACAAAAGGTTCATAAAAAATAATGGCGACTACATACCTACAGCTTACTAACGAACTGCTAAGAGAAATGAACGAGGTTGTCCTAACTTCAAGTAATTTTTCTTCTGCTATTGGAATACAGGCGCACGTAAAAGACTGTGTTAATCGTGCATACCTTGACATTGTTCTTGAAGAACCTCAGTGGCCTTTTCTTTCTGTAGGTGAAAGTGGCTCAACAGATCCGCTGTACGGTAATGTGACTGTAGAGACTGTTGCTAATCAACGCTGGTATGAACTCAAGGCTTCAAGTTCATCTTTGGTAGATGATTATGGCTATATAGATTGGGATGACTTTTACATGACTACAGTAGGCGTATCAGGCGAAACAGCCCCCTACGTTAGTCAAAACCTAAAGTTTATAACCTTAGAAGAATGGAAAGAC